AGTTCACTCGTGTTTTCTGCTATTACAAATGCCCCTGTATAGCCGCCAGCGGTATAGGATGTACTCTGCGCCACCCCATTAATATAGATCACGCCGTCGGCAGCGGTGATCGCATTCCGTTTCCAAGTAAAGAGCATTCGCACCCATACCCCAGTCCCAATCCCTGCCGATAATTGCCATGACGGGGATTGAGATAAGGAGAAATTTTCAACCGCACATACCAGCGCGGTGGTGCCTGAGGCAATCGCCGTCAGGATCGTATTCCACCCAGTAGAATTTTCCTTAGACACCACGCGCTGATTGAACGCCTGTGTTGAGGAAATGTTGACCCAACAGGCAAAGGAGCATTCCGTTAATCCATCGAGCCCCAGGTTGACAGATCCACGACTCATGTAGTTCGCGGCGTTGTTGTTGAAGAGGCGTGACATTATTCTTCGTCAAATTCCGTGTTGACTAACTGCCCGTGCCACCGCGCCGTGAGCCATTCATCGACTGGCACCGGCTGCGTGTTCACTTCAAACGCATTGACCTTGCGGGCTTCCATCCGAGCATCCTGATACTCCTGCATCGCCGCCATCTTCTTACTGTTGGATTGCGTTAATCCTTCGGCGCAATGCCACGCCATCTTGCAGGCCAGCATTTCCACAAACATCGGATCAAACAGCGTGGGGTCGGTGATCTTGGCGATGTACCGGATTTCCAGCGCATTACCGTCGTTCGTGAGAATCGCCAAGACGCCTTCGTGATATTCCAAGTGCCAGTCGAGGCCGACACGCGCCGGTTTAATCAAACGGAGAAAGTCGGTGGGGACAGGGAAGGCGTAGCCAAAGGTAAAATCAGGTTCAGTGGCGTGAGCTGCTAACGTGGCTCGCCGCTTCGCAAACTTCCACAGGTTCGCCCGTAACTCACGATCCCGTAGCGCCTCGTAACAGGCGTTCATCGCACGAGCTCCTGCACTGTTCTCCGTCAGAGAGACAATCGGCGGCTCGCCAAGTTTTTGTAGGGCCAGGTTCGCAATCGACACATAACTGGTCGCCATCGGTTAACCCGCCTTCTGTGTGTGCTTTTGACGGTGACAACGGATGCACAGTGTTTGTCCGTTATCAATGGCAAATCGGAGTTCAGGGAATTGAGCAAATGGCTTTACGTGATGTGCGTGAAGATCGCCGCCTTGCACGAAACAGTTTTGGCATGTCCAGTTATCTCTGCTGAATACCGATTCACGCCACAGTTTCATTTCGAGACTTGTTCTGATCTTTTTGGTTTCAGGGCTAACCCCACCCCTCCAGAAATGACATTTCTCCCCAGCGACTTGTGGGTAATGCTGGCCTTTTCTTGGGCTGATCTGTCCCTTCTTGAATTGCGTAGCCGGAGAACTATGCTGGCCTTTATGTGCGAGACTAATTTTCTCGATATACGCTGGATCGTCACGCTTTTTACCTGCCCAATATCCAACGCGGCCAATGTTCTTTATACGGACCTTTTCGCTAACTTCCTTCCGCTTCATCCAATGGTTTTCACCAAGGGACTTATGCGCTTTAGAGATTTTCGCCTTATGCTCCTCAGTCATTTTTTGACCGCGTAATGGCATACAGTCAGTATAGGAAATCGCCTATGTGAAAAATTCCCAAGTTCGGGTAGCACCATGTTTCGATGCCTGCCTTCGCCGCTTGTTCGCAGAACCACACATCATCGGTCTTAGACAGTGCGCCCCGTGCGTCCCACTCCAACGCAAACCACGGCTGCGGGATACGCTTCAGGGCAGAGACTTTCACGAGTTTGCAGCCGGACCCAATGGCGTGACAGATGAACGGTTCAGGGGGAAACTGCGCTTCATCGGCAAACGTGATGTTCCCTTCATCGTCCAATTGTTTGACCACCGTTTGTCGCGGCCATTTGCGGTAGTTGTAGTCGGCCCCGATCAGATCCTTGTCAGCCGCTATCAGCATCGGCAAGGCCGTTGGCGGGATGGACATATCGTTATCCACCAACCACAGATAATCGGCTTCGGCTTCCACGGCTTGCATCGCCGCCAGCCAACGGTTGTGCGGGCCGAGCGTGCCTTCCGTTTCTGCCCATAAGAAGCTGATTTGATCGCGCACCGAAAAGAGAGCGGCCACCAAGTCCGTCATGAGACGGGACTTGATGGTGCCCCCGTTCGGGATCGCCACACAGACGCGGACTGCGTTAAGCAATCGGTTCCGTTTCCTTTGTCTGCAAGTATGTTTCAATGGCTTCCAGCGCATTCAGCACCAAGAGCTTGCTGTTATACGCGGTGTCACTGATTCGCAATTCGACTGCGGCACTCGTGGTCGTGGCTTGTTCGGTGACATCCTGGGGAAGTCTCCCGCCAATCGCCACGCCGTAGAAACGATCAGCCATTTACGGCTCCTTTCGGTTACTGCACATACTTGACGCGGAGCGAGATCGCCCCTGTGCCGGTCGTCACATCCGTTGCCGCCACCGTGCAAGCGATGTCCAGTTGCGACTTGGGATCACTGGTCATGCCAGCGGCTTGCCAGATCGGTTGCGCTTGCTTGGCAATCGTGTAGGTGCCGGACTCGTTGGTGACATCCGTGGTCACAACGGCTGACGCACAATCCACGGCGGTTGCGAAGAAGTCTTGATCGACCACCGCGCCTCCGTCGCCGTTCGTGCGCCACAGGCCCACATCGAACTTCCCTGCGGTCTGCGCGGCACTCTGAATTTCCACCTTCGTCACAATCGCGTTGGACGGGACGGACACTAACCGAATGACAGAGGTGATGGACAGCGAAGCCGTCACACTCGCCAAATACCCGTAGGCGCACTTCTCAACTGCCCCTTCGCCCAATCCCGGTGCATTCAGCACACGAGGGGTCGCTTCCCGATTCGTAATCGCCGTACCTTTGAGGGTCAAATCAACAGCCATGTGAACTCTCCTTTTGCTTTATGTAAAGGCTACAACGCATTGGTTTCACTTAAGAACTATGCTCTATAACTCTCGATGTTGTAGACCTTGTTTTCTTCCAACCGGGTCGCGCCGAAGGTCGCCATGATGTAGGACTCCCACGGCTCACCCCGAAGCTGCATGTTCTTGTAGATCGAGGTCGTGACATCGTTCCAAATGCCCAAGTGCATGCCGCTCTTGGCCCACACCGGCACGTTGACCTCGTTGGTGCCTGCGGCGGCGGACTCGATCAGTTCGCAGTGCATGAACTCCATGCCCAAGAACCGATCCACGCGGCCATCCTTCAGCACGGGTTTGTCCATGCCGTTAAAGTCCGAACTGATGATCTGAATTTCCTTGAGCAGATTCGCTTCGTCCTTGGCAGTCAGGCCGACGTAGACCTGTTCCGTATCGAAGTCCACGTACTGCCGTTGCATTAACTCTTTCACATCCAAGAGCTTCTGCACGTTCAAACGGCTGTTGCTGCCGCCAATGGCTACGTCGATTTCGTTGCCAGCGGTAAAGCTGGTGCTGGTCGCGCCCTGCTCGCCGGTTTTCGCCGTGCCCATAAAGGCGGCGATAATCAGGCGGTCAATCTTGCGGCCTGCGGCAAATACCGCGTTCTGCGTGTAGCTGGATTCAGGGTCGGTGATGAGCCGGAGCTTGTCGAAGGTATCAATCGACTGCGTGAGATCGAAGTCGCTGGGCGTCACCCACCGACGATCCACGTTGGCATCCGTCCGCACCTTGGGCTGGAAGCGGCCCGTCACATCCTGCATTTCGACGGACCCGATCTGATCGACGGGAGACGCCTGTTTGCCGGTGTAGGTACCTTCGGTGACACAGCCGCGCAATTTGCTGCCCTTGATTTGCAGGAGCAGCATAACATTGGTGGAAAAACTGATCGTATAATGATCGGGAATGTTGACAGACATAAGACCCCTCTCTAGTGAACCGTGTGGTTGAACCGAGTAGGGTTGTCTGTCTCACGATGAAACAGGCCCTCGTTAATGCTGGGTCGCATCGGCCCCAACGAGGAGGTTGTCGATGCTGCGTGTATCTCTTCAGATACAGGTACGTTCGCTATACGCTGTTATCGCAATGGTGTCAAGTCCTGCCCCACAGTTGTATGCGAGGCAGGACAAAAAAGAAGTTAGCGGCGAATCTCTTGTGCCGAGGTCATGCCGGGATAGGCAATCTGATGCAACCGTTCTAGTTCGCGGCGGGCGTCCATTTTAGCCTTCGGATCACTCCCTGTCATCACCCGCGCAAAGTCCCGATCACCTTTGATCCGGTTAATCTCAGCCTTTGCCATGTCCGGCGTCATGTTGTTGAAGATCGGTGTTGAGCCTCCCATCCCTGGCACCGTCTTATCTTCCACGCCGATCTTCGCGCCGATGTTGTGAATGAACTCCATCGCGCTTTTCGGTCCCATGACCTGCTTCAATGCGGTGAGTTGATCCTGCGTCATGCCAAACGTCTCAGCGGCTTTATCCACGAGTTGTGCGTTGGTGTCATACTGAGATCCCCACGCCATCTTCAATTCCTGAACCTGCGTGGCGTCCCGCTGTTCCTGTTGCGCTTTCATCGCATTGGCCTGCGCTTCCTGAAAGCTGTTCCACTTTTCGGCAAGTTTCGTGGCCCCTGCCTGCGTGACCCCCGCTTCATGCAGCCACGGCTTGAGCGTATTGGCGAACGTGCCGTCATCGCCTTTCGGCACCGGCAATACATACTTATCGGCGGTTTCAGGACGCCCTAACTTGTTGTAGATCGAATCCCACGCCTTCGGGTCGGCAGCTTCCTTGGGAGAGGGCAGTTTCACGAGCCGATCTACCGGCACACCATGGAGTTTTTCAAACTCTCCATAGGACTTGACCACCATCGACGGGTCGCTGAACTGATGCCGGTCTACCACGTTCTGTAAGTCCGGTGGCAGGTTCAGGCTTTTCCAGTCAAACGTACTCTGTGTCGTTGTGGCCGGTGCCGTCTCATTTGCGGTAGCAGCCGTGGTCGTGGTCGCTTGTGCAGGAGCGGTTGTCTCTGTTGAGGCCGCAGTCTCAGTAGCCATGGGTTACTCCTCTGGTTGGCGCTCTGGCGGTAGGGCGTGATTGCCATACAAGCTCCAAAGCTGTTCATCGGTTAAATGCAGGTGGTGGCACAGTCGAATCCAGACTTCCCTTCTCCCGTCGAGACGGTCTGACACACTATGATCGACATGAAAGGTGGATTCGTTGGCGCGGCAGAACTTGGCGAGATCGGCAAGAACGGCATCGGTATTGGTGCCATGCCCTAAGAAAAGTTGCTGATATGCCAGTTGCCTGCGCTTCAACGCAGACTGGGCTTTTTCGCGCATTATTTCCCTTGTGCTTTGCGCTTCACGGAATAGGCGATAGCGAGAGCTTGTTTCTGCGACTTGCCCGCATGGAGTTCAGCCTTCAGATTCGTGAGAAACGCTGAGGCGCTGGCTGATTTCTTGAGCGGCATGTTACGCCACCGGCTGCGCTGGTTTCGGCATCACGGTTTTCATCATGGCGGCTCCCGCTGGTGCGGCTTCCAACATCTGCTTCTGTTGCGCTTGCTTCGCACGGTCTGCCCGAATCTGTTGGACGGTAGCGAGATCGTTACGCCAACTCACCGGCATGGCGTTAATGTCCATGGTGTTTGGCATAATCTCATCCATATTGAAGTAGTCGAGTGGCGAGGGGTCTTGCGTCACTTCGATCACCCGCAACGCCGTATCGAGGGTCCGCATGAATCCCGCCACTTCTTCAGCCCGCGCCATACGAGACAACGGCGAATCGTACTGCACGGTGTAGTCGCCCTTGGCATCAATCAATCGCTGGGGCATCGGTGGCAAGAGTTTCAAGTCGCGTAGGACATCCAATTCCCGGTCAATCATGGGGCCAAGGGATTCGCTTTGCTGCCGTCCCATCGTGGGGGACAGCAACGCCCCTTTTTCCCGCGCCCGTTCCACCACTTCCGTTGCCGTCATCTGCGGGGTATCGACCAAGATTTGAAACAGCGTGACTAAGAAGAAGTCGTTAATGACGAGCTTTTCCGCTTCCATGAGCTTATCGCCCACGGCGAGATTGCCCACCGGCAGTGCATGCACTAAGGGACGACCTTCGGCATTGACGCCCCCGGCATTGATCGCGCCTGGTCGCATGGAGAAGTTATCGACCACGCCATCATCATGCGCCAGTAAGACGGGATCGACGGTGCGATGCCCTTGTTTGAGCATCGTCTTTTTCATTTCGTTGAGGGAGCGAATCGTGGGCAGCGCCATCATCGCGGGACTGCGGCCATACAGTTCGCCAGGGGTCGTTACATAGCGACTGATCGCGTAGGGGAAGGTCGAATACCCACCGTGCCGCACCGTCTTTTTTCCGGTGGTGGACACATAGACCGATTCGTATTCCATGCCCAGGAGATCGACGCGGCCTGGGTCATAGTCGCGGCGTGGTGCCACCTTATGCACAAACCAATGAATCGTTTGGGCGCGTTTGGGATCGCTCGCTTGCTTGGCAATGACTTCGGGGACTTCGACGCCAAACTGTTCAACGGCTTGTCTCGCCGTGAGCGGGAACTTGCGATAGTTGGAGTCGATAATGCCTTGGTGATTCTCTTGGAAATAACATTGGCCGAGGTGGACGGCACGATAGCGCAACCCTTTCTCCGTGCGGGATTGCAAGGCATCAATGAATAGATTGCCGGTACCGAACGCCCCCAGCATCAAATAATCTTCGTGCTTCTGCGATTGGAAGTTGGCCGAGGCTGCATAGCGATATTGAAAGAGAATCCGCGTGACATCTTCAAACCACAAGCGGACTTCCCGCGCTTGGAGTAAGGAGCGGTCTGAGGGCATCAACGAATGCCACTTGCTATTGCGCGGCGTCAACATCGACTCCATCGCGGCGGCGAAGCGGCCCAAGGCGAGGGCAGCGGTGCTATCGACCATCTCATGCAGGAGTTGTTGGCCGTCGGTCAGTTCGATGCGGTTCTGGCCGGTAAAGTGGGCGCTATAGTTCGGGAGTACGCGGCGGGCGATCTCTTCCCAGGTCTTTTCCCAGTACCCGCGCTTACCGCTCGCCTGCTCCTGTTCGGAGAGAATCTGTACCGCCAGAGCGTCCGACTGATCCATCTAGGCTCCTGTCAAATAGGTGCGGCCATCGGCCCCCGCCGTGCGTTGCGTCTGCGGATTCGTCAGCATGGTGGACGCCCGCCCCTGGCGGTTCTTCATGGCGTTCGCGGCTTCTTTCTGTACGGTGTCATCAGCCAGCGACGGCGCGACCGGCGCGGGCTGGACGGTCGGGGCCTGCGGGCTGAAGAGTCCGCCCATTACATAACCTCTTTGGCGAGGCCCGAG